CATTCAATCTAATTATGTCTACAATCGCTGACATAGGTGACGCAAGTTTACTTATGGGTGAAGAGTGGACAGAAAGAGAATTACAAAAAATATCTTTAGTAGTTGCACAATCTATTACAGGTAAGTCTTATCTCGCTGGTATACAGTCATTTGTAGATTTATTTGCTGGTAGACCCGGACAGTACGAAAGAATTATAGCGTCTCTTGCTAACAATACACTACCACTTTCTGGTTTACGTAATGAGCTTGGTAAACTATTTACACCATACATGCGTGAGATTGGGTCAGGTATTGACCAGTCCTTACGTAACAGAAACTTAGCTACAGAAGCTTTTACAGACAGACCACTTCCTATCAAGTATGATATGTTAAATGGTAAGCCAATCAAAGAGTGGGACTTTCTTACAAGAGCATTTAATATGTTTAGTCCTATCACATTGACACTAGATCAAAGCCCCGGTAGACAGTTTTTATTTGACAGTGGTTATGATTTACGACTTTCAACATACTACGCACCAGACAGTACAAACCTAACGGATAGTCCTACCATACGATCTTTGTTTCAGAAAGCGATAGGAGATCAAAACCTAGAACGTAAGCTTGATAAATTAGCTCAAGATCCCAAAGCTATTGAGTCACTCAAACTAATGCGTAAAGATATACGTGACGGTAAACGTGCTCAGTATGATGCTAGAAACTACTGGCACAATGGTAAGATAGATGATCTATTTCAAGAAGCTAGACGTAAAGCTTGGGCATCAATAATGGACATGCCAGAAGTAGCAGAACTAATAGCAGAGCAGAAAGAAGCAAAACGTAAAAAGTATCTTAAAAAGGTACAGTCCAATGACATCCTCAATATACCTAAATAAATGGCAACAACATTCGTAGATTATACTGGGGATGGAAATGCGACAAAGGCGTTTTCTTTTCCCTCTATACAACAGTCTGATATAAAAGTAACAGTAGACGAAGTACTAAAATCATCAGGCACACATTACAATATAACAAGCTACACTACTACTGGTGGTGGTAATGTAGTATTTACAGCTGGTAATATACCAACCAGCCCTGCAAGGATAGTAATATCTCGTGATACTAACGTAGATGTTGCAAAAGCTACATATGTTGCAGGGTCATCAGTCAAGGCAGCTGATCTTAATGCTAACCATGAACAGTTACTATTTGCTGCACAAGAGGAGCAGAACGTAGTAAACTCTACTACTACTGTATCTGGACTTATGTCCGCAGCAGACAAAGTAAAACTTGACGGTATCGAAACAGCGGCAACAGCTGACCAGACGGCATCAGAGATTAGAACATTAGTAGAAAGTGCAAGTGACAGTAATGTATTTACTGATGCTGACCACAGTAAACTAAATGCTATAGAAGCTGGTGCAACAGCAGATCAAACAGCATCAGAAATAAGAACACTTGTCGATAATGCGTCAGACAGTAACGTATTTACAGATGCAGAAAAAAGCAAACTAGCAGGCATATCTGCCGGTGCTGGTGCTACAACCTTTACAACCTTATCAGATACACCAGCCAACTTTACAGGTGCAGCTGGTAAAACAGTAAAAGTAAACTCATCTGGTAACGCACTAGAATTTGTTACAGTTACAACACCAGCTGGTAACTTTGCTGGTCTTACAGATACACCTTCTAGTCTAACAGGACAGGGTGGTAAAACAGTCAAAGTAAACTCAGGTGGTACAGCTCTAGAGTTTGTAACTGTAGGTGCTAGTGACGTTGTAAATGATACTACACCACAGCTTGGCGGTAACTTAGATGTACAGACAAACGAGATTACTACAAGCACAACTAACGGTAACGTAAAGGTAACACCTAACGGTACAGGTGTTGTAGAAATCAAAGGTGCAGGCGGTGCAGATG